GCCTGTGAAATATCCCGCGGCTATTGGGGCTATCGAGCCTAATACATTTCCTAAAGACATAATAAAAATTCCTATTTATATAATTTGTATAATACCACGTAATGTGCTACGTATAAACCGTTTTATGTGGCTTCTCCACCAGATATTGTGATGGTTGGCCCTTCTCCATAATCAAAAACTGCTGTAATTCCTGTGCCCCCACCTGTGGTGGCAGACGATGCTGTGCCCGCTGTTACGACAATAAAAGTGTTAGTAGTTGCACTAGTGACAGTCAATGTTGTATTAAGCTGTGGAGCAGTAATACCCCCTACGGCAACAGCTCCACTAAAGGTGACCGAATCACCATCCGATGCATTGTGGTTTGCAATAGTTACTAGAACATTACTTTCAGTGCCACCGGTAGTATTAGTAGTAAAGCAATTGTCAGTTGCCGTGGAAACAAAAGTTGCTGTTGGTGCTGTACCTTTAACTTGTATTGTATCCCCCTGGCTTAGTACTTGTGTCCCTTTCCAATGAAAAGTTGTGTTCGCCGCTATTGCATAACTATTATATATAGAATTAGCTTCTCCTACTACGGCTTGGTCTGGCACTATATTAATAAACACAGTAACCGCCCCCGGCTGTGTATTACACACTAGCATATCTTTTACGTAGGTCCTTGCGTTTGTAGGGCATGTGTATATAGCAAGGTAACTTTCAGTAATAACGGCCTGAGCTAATCTTATAGGTGTAACTGATTGAAAAGCCATTAGTTATCTCCTAACCATTGTAAAGTGATAAGCCCATCAATGCTAGACTTAACAGCGTTGTTATTAGCATCTAGCTCATTAAAATACAAACGTAACTGATTAGCAAACTGCAGTGCCTGATCCCTTTCATACTCACTCTGGGGAGGTGCTAAGTTAGGAGCTCTAGTTGAAGGTATGTGTGACATTAGCCTCTCCTGCCATCGGGTTTAAAGTCTACGCGAGTGACACCGAGTTGCCATTGCACTCCTACGTCTTCAGATGCAATCTTAAACGCCATCTGTCTTCCTCGTGCTCTTACAAATACTTGGTTAGTATACTGGTCAATAGTTGCTGTAGTGATAACTTCTCTAGTCAGTGTATTACCCTCGACATCAGAAGTAGCTAAGCTTGAACCGGGGAAGTTTCTTACGCCTACTGTTACTTGCACTTGTGGTATTAACGGGGCTCCTGTTACAGGATTAGAAGTTAATGATTTAGTGAAGTTTACATCAGGTATAACTCTTTTAGTTAATACAAACAAATCACCATCTTCTATACCCATATCGGCTGACTGTATAAAGGCATCAATAGCTACCGGTGCAGCTCCTGAAGGTTGACCATCATCGTTGCCATCTTCGTGTTGATACACATATCCATTGTTAGTAGCGAGAGGGTAAGGAATAGTCCCTGTATCTGCCCATGTAGTTCTTGTTAATGTACCATAATACCAAACTTTATCCTCATAGTTGTATATAACATACCTATCTATTGAAGCTGAGCCCCCCGAAGCGTAGAACCATATTACCTCATTAAACTCACTATTAATCCCAGCAAAGAAATCATTGCCTTGTACCTTGTTCATATCTTCAAATACATACTGTTTTAGTGTACAAGGAAGGGTGTTTACTCTACCATCGTAAGCAAAGAATTTATCCGTTCCCATCCAATATACTACGTTATTTGCTTCGGCTACTACTTTGCCACCCATAATATTAATAGAGGTAGATATTTCTTGCTGGGAAAATACCTCAGCTGTTTGTGTAAACTGTAGAGTAGTAAGGGCTATATCAGTAAATATTAATACTTCTTGGCGAGCAATAAACCCAGTAACAATGCCCGACCCTTGCTTAACGCGTAAGAACCCGGCTGAGTTAGTAATTTCTGGTTTCCATTCTTCAGGATTAGGACCTACATCAGCACTGACATTAGCCCACCGAATAAGGTTTAAGTCATATGATCCCCCACTATAATCTACTTTGTTCATAGTGCCCGGCGTTGTAGCATCACTAGCTGGATCATAAGGCAGAGTATAAGTAAACGTCGTTCCACTAGGGACAGAGGTTACTTGATACTCCCCTTGATATGCTTGGGGTGCTTGATTAGATAGTAAAACCCAATCCCCTTCTGCTAAACCGTGAGAGGTAGATACGGTAGCAGTCGCTGTAAGACCTGACCTCACTATTCCAGATACTACTAAACTAGCACCTAAAACTCTATTATATTCTTGAGTACCTAGTGCTAGTAAATGTCCACTTGGGGCAAACATAGTTTTGCCTGTTTGATTAGGTACTGCCCTTGCGTTAGGTAAACTACTTAAAAGAACACCCCGATTAGTTAATCCGCTGTTGTATTCCCAATAGTAAATAGCGCCATCATAAATATTCCATATAATATTATTATTAAATTTGTCCTGATAAATAACACGGGCAGGAATAGCGACAGGAGTAGCGCCTCCTGATCCCCAAGTGCTTCTACTCCATGTACCTGATCCCCAGCCATAGCCATAAGTAACAGTTGGGTAACCTATACTAAGTTGAAATGCGGCGGTAATAGAAGTTCCACCACCTGCAGCTACACTTGAGGTTGCGGCAGTATCTACAGTAAAGTCAAACGTTGTGGCAGTTACATCAAATATTGTAAATTCTTTATTTATATCACCAGCAGGCACCCCACCAATAGCCACGGCACCACTAAAAGTAACCCAATCTCCTTCGTTAGCTCCACTGATAAGGGTACACCGTATAACATTTGACCCTACCGTAGTGGTAAACATATTATCAGTAGAGGGGGAAGTAGAAGTAGTGAATGTTGCGCGGATAGGAGTGGTGTCAACTAAAGTAGTACCAGTCAGTACATACATTTTTTCATTGGTACCTATGCCAATTATCTGCTCGCTATCAGAGGTTCCATAAGATATTAAGCTCGACGCAGTACCTACGTAGGGATCAAAATTAACCGCAGTCCAGCCACCTATTTTTTCAGGATAGCCTTGCCTAAAACGTATTTTATCACCAGAATACCACCCACCTTCAGAGGCATAATCGGTTCTGTCCCGGTTAATACCCGGCTGAAATACTAATTTTCTTAGTGCCATAGTGTTATCTCATTAATAAGGCGAGCTCCGCCTGTCGTCGTCTTACTAAGCCTTGTAGTATTCTACCACCGGCTCTGCGGTATTTTAAAAGAACTTCCCCAGACCTTTTTTTATCACCACGTATAAACGCTGAGCGAACTGTACTTCGTTGAAAGCATCCCAGGCCAAGATTAAAGCTAAAGCTGACAAGAGCATCAAACTCAGACTGACTTGGTTGCACAGTACCCAACATACGAAGTACTCCCAACTCGAAGCGTCGTAGGTCTTTTCTAAGTAAATCATCTATTTCCCCAGGTGATAAAATCCTAAACCACTCAAAAGGAAGCTTAGCATCGCGACTGATAAGATGACCAACGCCAACAGTCCAATAGCCGGCAGGGCAGATATAAGGTTTTTTATGTACACCTTCAAAGTGTTTAATAAGTTTGATGCCTTCATCAGAGGTTCTCATTACCAAATTCTATTCCAATTAACTTTTTTATCCCTTATCCATTTCCTAGCTGTCTCTTGACATATATTATGAGCGGCACATAAATTATCATATCCAACAAAAATACCTAATTCTGTAATAAATATAACCCTTTTCATTGCTTGTTTTGCCCTTGCTGTTTTTATTTTTTCTATAGTTTCAGCTCTATGAGAAGTCATTATTTGCTTTGCTCTTGCTATTTTTATTCTATCTTTAGTAGTTTCAGATACTTTGTGACCTCTTACAAAAGAAGGGTTAGCTGTCTTACTCATATTATATGAATGAATGTAATTACAATGAATCAAATTATTTTCAGCTTCTATCATGTCTAGTTCGTTATGAAATGTATTTAATACTGCAAATTCAAAATTATTTTCTCCATACTTATTCCAAGCATATTGCAAGTGTTTTGAATGGTGTTTATTGTTTCGTAACTTTGATTTATGTTTATTAAATCTCCCTTTAGGATTACCAGTAGACCCATAATATTTTTTATTATTTATTTTACAGGTTATATTATATACAAAAAAACTCATTGTTATTTATTATCCCACGTACGGGCGCCAAACCAAAATCCTATAATAGATGCAACAATAGCCATTTCTTCATCACTGAAAACAATCTGCATAGCTTCTGCATAATTATGTCCTGACTGAATGGCCCAGTATAAGCCTACAAAGTCGACCACCAAAAGAATAAAAACAAAAATATAGGTGATAA